TACATCAGCCCGCACCATCCCGGGTCAAGCGGTCGGCTCGCAAACGTTGCAGCGACCGATAGTCACCTCAGCTGTGCTCTCGGTCACGCAAACGCGTACCATCCCGACTTCTAGCACGATGCTCGTCCAGGGCACAGGCGTACGCACGATCCCTTCAAGCGCGGCGCTGATGGTGACGATTACCCCCAATGCCATCGTCATGGCGCGCCGGGGACAGGCAACCATTTTTGTTCGATCAGGCACCGCCACTCTTGTTATCAGGAGCGGCACAGCCACTATTCAAGTGAAATAAAGGAGTAAAACAAATGGGAGCAGCAGTAGTACAGGGGCAACTAGGGACAGGAGCATCAGTCAGTTGGGCTAATGCTGAGACAGGGATAAAATGGAACCTCAGTGACAGTGCCACGGATACCACCACGCCCGTCGGGATCCCGACGGCAACCGGTACGGTCTATAGTTGGTTGAAGAATCTCGTCCTGGCCGTCACGACCATTGGCACGACCACCATCTCGAATCGGCGCATCTCGATGTCAGGCGCAGCCACAACAGGCTTGTTCTTGTTCTGGAAGGCCGTCGCCGTAGCTTCCTATGCGCAAGCGGCAACAGGCAACAGGCCAGCCTCGTCAGGTTCCAACGGTGCAACACCCGCTACCTACACGGCCATGACGACCTCAACGGCAGTCTACGATGCAGCCTCCGTATCCAGTGGCTCAACCGGACCCAATGGCGGCATGGCCGTGTGTCTGTTTGGCGTCGATTTCACGTATGCTGGCGGACCTGGAACGGCAATAGCTGTACCAAGTATTATATTGACTTATGATGAAGCTTGAACTTGACAAAGGATAGAACATGCAAGAACAAGTAAAAGATGTGTATACATGGTGTGCGTTCTATAAAGACCGCCTGGCGCTTGAGGAAGAGAGCGCGGCACACGGCTTTGCTAGTGTCGATCAGGCACAGGTGAACAGTGTGCTGCTCATCCCTGCCGACCTGGGACGCTCGGTGCATCGTGTGAGCATTCCAGACGGGGCCATCGCGGTGTTTTTCCGAAGGCGTACCGTGGCCTTTCATCCCGATGAAAGCATGACGGTAGGTGCGACGGTGCATTGCATCGGATGGAAACGCGGTGATGACGGCGTGTATCTCTTCGTCGGTGATGACGGCACGACGCTACTTACCGATGACTTCCAGGCGGTGTAACGATGGCAACGATGATCGATGATTTCTCGCCAATTTACCAGGGAGACACGGGAGCGCCGTTCAATCCGTCCTTCAAGACTCAAGACGCATCAGGGAACGTCGTGCCGTTTTCGCTGGTCGGCTGTACAATCTCCATGAAGATGCAAGGCGTCTCCGCATCGGACAGTAGCACGCTCATTGTGTGCGCGGGCGTCTGGACAATCACCGATGCGGCCAATGGCGTGGCGTCCTATGCGTATACGAGCACCGATGTAGCCACGGCGGGTGTGTGGACGATGTACATCACGATCACGAAAGGCGGCAAGCCTGTGCACACGGACACGAAGACACTTGTCATCTTGCCTGCACCATGAGAAAAAGAGAGGAGTGTTCTTGTGCAACTCATTCTGACCATCGTTTTCTATGTCTGGTTGTTTGCTATCCTGGCGCTGCTTACGGCGATCTGGCGCAGTACCACGCACTACATCCATACCATGGAGCAAACGCTGCTGAACCTCGCAGAGAAAAGCGCGGAGACGGCAAAGCAAGCGACGGAGACGACGCGACAGGTAATCACGAAGCAGGGGACGCACCCCCTCGGTGGGGGTGACGATGGCCTTTGATCCCCTTTCCATGCTGCCCGTGATTTCTATCGTGATCTCCCTTGGTGTCCTGGTGGGCGGCTATATTGCGATCCGAACTGGCTATAGCCAGCAGGCAGAGGAAATCCAGGATCGGGTGATTCTTGCCCTCAAGAACGAAAATGAGGGATTGGAGAGGCGTCTGGAAGGGGTCCAGGAGGAGATCGCCACCTTGAAGCGGGTGATGACCAGCGTGCGCTATGCGCTCAAGCGGCGTGGCTTGATCCTGGAGGTCAACACTGACTATATCACGCTCATTGATGAGCAAGCGAAACGGACCTATACCCTTCCGATCTCGGAGATCAAGAAGGAAGAACACTCAGACTAGGAGAAAACAGCTATGTTGATCATCCACGGGTTCGGCGTCGGACTCATCGACTTTACGTTTTTCTGGATTTGCGCGTACTTTACATCGCAGAACTACCGGCCCGCTGAGTTTTGGCGCTGGGTCTGGTTCGTGGGCTTTGTGCTCCTAGGACTGCTGTTCTTCCTGGCCTGGCTCGTTGACTTGGGAGCGCATCTATGAAACACGCGCTCTTCTTCCTGGTGTGTCTGAGTCTGCTGATCGTACTTCTTGGACTGATTATCGGCTATCTGGCCTATGCATAAAGGAGACGCGCGAAAAATCATGATTGACGTACTCAGATGGAGTTTTGCCCTTCTGCTCTGGGCTGTACTTCTCTATGAACTTATCAAAGAAAGTAGGAAACCATGACATCACCGATTGAGTATCTCGGCACTTCACCGCTCTTTCTTGGCGTGGAGACGGCAATCTGGTCGCTCGCACAATTCCAGACAGCGGCCAGAACAGCAAAGACCCTTGGTATCACCGCACTCTTGGTGAAGATTGCCGACGGTGGCAACGTCTGGTATGCCAATAGCGGCGGTTGGCAGAAGGTATTGGATACTGTGAAGGCCGAGGGAATCCATGCGCTTCCTTATACCTACTGCTATGGAAACAAGTTTGGAGCAATTCAAAGCGAGATCAACATTCTCATTGCGGCCATGCACTATAGCGGTGTGGTGGTCGCTGATATGGAAGCAGAGTATAACGGACAGGTGAGTTGGGCCCAAACCGTTTGCACTGCACTCAAACCCGTCTCGGGCGTATTCGGTGTGACCACCTGGGCAGATCCACAACTACAGAACTGGCATGGTGTGCTTTCTGCACTAGCGCCTTGTGTCAATTTCTGGCTTCCACAGGTCTATTCGAACTACCTTGCTAGCGTCTACCATGCACAGTTTGATCCGTATGGATTGCCGTATTATCCTGTGCTTAATCTGGGAACCGACGCGGGGCCAAACGATATCCTGGCGATAGCGAGACAAGCCAATTCGCCAATCATCGGCTATTGGGAATACACAGCCATAGGAGCCTATGCAAGCATCGTCAAGGGAGCTATGGCACACATCACGACGCCTGCACCGCCTGTACCACCTGCCTCAATGGACGCATTGACGCGCTACAACACGAATGGACACTTGAAGCAAGAGTTAGATGATTGTTGGAAAAGTCTTCAGCCAACGCTTCCCACGGGCAGCGGGATCTGGAAAAGTTGGCTGTCACTGTGGCTGGATAAGGGTATTCATGCAGGGCCTCCACTCAAGGGGGAATACAGTTCTATCGATGGTAATGGAGCGGCGATAAAAGTACTGGAATGCGCGCATTTACGTTGTGAGTGGCATGCAGACAGCACAGCGCACTGGTACGGGGCAAGTGGAGCGGTTTAGAGGAAAGGGGGAAGCGAGCAACTTACGGCGTGTTCGCTCAGGTACCGTTTCGTTTGAAATGAATCAGAAAATGTTACTCAAGTTACAAAGGAAGTATACCAGCTTCTGCTCTCATAATCAATTCGGAAGGACTCATAACCACTTATGAACAACTTTCTACAAGAGTTACCGACACTCATTATCTCGGTCACCTTCATTGCAATGATCACGATCTTATTAGTTCTGCATATCGTGCCACCACAAGATGCGTTTGCGGCGACTTCACCGCTCATCTCGTTCTGGTTCTTGTCGGGTGCGTTCCGCTGGCAACCGACGCAGAGCAATGCGACACAGCCAATAACGCCAGAACCGCCAAAGGTGTAGACACAAACAAGCCTCCTGAATGGATAGTTCAGGAGGCTTGTTTTAGCGGCTATTCGGTTGCAGTACCCTCTCACGTTGCAGTACCCTCTCACGGGCCAATGGCATGGCAAGACGTAACTTACAACAACGTCCTTTGCAGTATCCTCAAACGGATCGATGGCATTGTAACATTGGGCGCATGTCCGCCGGTTGCAGCTCACAGAAGTTTGCAGTATCCTCAAACGGATCGATGGCATTGTAACTAGTCGACATGTAACAAATCGGCTCTATATGTGCATTTTTGCAGTATCCTCAAACGGGCTAGTTCTCTGTACCCATTAGCTACAGTGGATACAGAGAAGAGAATAGCACACAAATTAATCACTGTCAACGTCGCCAGTAGGGACTATCAGCGGGACGGTAGATATCTACCGTCCTAAATCCAATGCTTACCATATGATGCATGCGGTATTTCTGCAAAAACTCGTCCTCTGACATATGGAAAACTTTCCATGTAATGCCGTCCGACTGCAACTCTGCGTTATAGCGATTGAGTGCAACATCCCCAGGGACACAAGCTTTAATTTCTCGGTAGGTGGTACCGTTCTTAATAGTCTTGTCTCCCCACGAGAGGAGCTCTTCCTGCGTTGGATTCAACCATCTTGCGCAATTTTGTTCGTAGGTTTGTTCGCTATACATGATCAGTTCTCACTTTCTTCTTCTGGGTATATGTCTGCTTCTTCCTCTGGATTCTCATAGTCATCACGTAGCACTTCTTCTATGTCGCTACGGAGCGGATATGGACCCTGATCCTCCCCTTCAAACCAGTTGCCACCTATGGCTCCCTGAAGACAGCCATAGAAGCCGTCTAGTTGCTGCCACACTGCCATCTGTGTGCCATCGGTCGTCCCGCCCCACCGCTGATTTGCGGATTGTACCGTTTGTGGATCTTGCTCTGAAAGCGTAGTTACTTCCATGGTATCGCGTTTCATCTGCTCATTTGTCTCTTCACGTTGCTCATCGGTCATCATAGCTACTTGCATTTTCTTTCTCCCTGCAATCAATAACGCTGCTTTCCTCTCATCAGCGGAAAGGAAATTAATAATGTTGCGCTCGTCCTCTGTGAGAGAACCGATCCTGGTTTTGTCTGTCATGTATTCACCTCATGTACCCATTGTACCCCAAGGGTACACATTTGTCAAGTCTTTTCGAGACCAATTTCCGCATCGCTGAAAAACTGGTTGACACGCTCATCAGCAACACCTATACTGAGCACGTCGCATAGAGCGACACATGTCTGAATGCAGGAATGACACTAAGATTTCCGTGGGTCGCCAGCCTGAACACACCGGGCTGGCGATTTGCGTTTTCTTGTTACACGTTGCGAGGGACGAAGCCTACGCAAACCCGAACACCTTCTCCCATGTTTCCCATCCACGGGCGGCGCTCGATGCCCGCGATTCTGGCGATTCGTGAACTACCAGGCAGGGTTCCTGGTAGCGTCCCACACTCTTGAGATAGTCAATCTCTTCAGGGTGGACCAACTCCGTATAGCTCAGGATGTGACCCGAGGGCACCATCCATCGGTGCATGATCTGCGCCGGCTCACTGGCGGTTTCAGAGCGGTACTGTGTTCCCGATGGAAATGTCACTTTGTTGTTATCTTTGATCTCTACGAGGGATTTTACTCCCTCTGCATAACTGGCTACTTGTTTCCTCATAAGTTCTAGCATCTCATCCTTTCGCAGGTCCTCCTGCATGCAGCGCGTGGCTGCTCATACAGGTATCGCGGGTTGGAAGACCCGACGATACTCTTTATTGTTCAACTGACGAATATTCAGCCCACGGACAAGCATCAATGTGATAGGGGAGCCATCCTCCACGACGTGAGAAATAGCCCTCCCATGCCCCACGGAGAAACACGGGGCCGTATCCTTTGCCTGCAAACTGAAGATCGGCATTGCGCCGCAACGCCTTATCTAACTTCTCGGGCGAGGATATCCACGGCCACGAGGAAGCAAACTTCAATCCCGAGTCCATGCCTGCACGATACTCTTGCTCCCGCGCAGTATCGCCTGGGACAAAAGAGGCGACAAGCTCTTTTAGGTCCCGGGTCGCTTGTACATAATCCATCAGTGTTTCCTTGTTTCCTTTCACAGCAGCATCGCAGGATCTTCCAAATTATCGATAAGGGAGTCCAACCGATAATAAGGATAGTGGGATGTGCAGTAACGATAGTATGGCCACAAAAAACCGCCTGACCCTAGCCTCGCTCAATCACGCAGATGCCAGGCACCTGCACACTCCCGCTAAAGCCTACATCCCATCTCCGATCGCGTGTGCCATCTTTCTTCACTGGCAAAAAACGCGCCCTGGTGTCTGTCACTTCTGACAAACAAAAACGAGTGCGGGGATATTGTGGCAGAGTCACAATGTCGCCGTCATGAAATTGTTGCTCCATACTCTATGACCTCCACTGCGCTAGCCAGTCCTCCCGATCCTGGCTACTGTAGCTGGTTATGACTTGCCATCCATTCTCGTCTTCCTGAATGACCAGGAACTGATCTTGCTGTGCAAAACTGACTTGCGCGTCTTCTGTCGAAAATGTACCACGCTGTACGAACTCTGTATCACTCTCACAGACAAAATCCTGGCACAGCGTAAGAAGAGACGAGAGCGCCGTAAAGAAGCCTGTGAGCGGCTCCGCTAGCTGCTGCAACATCGTATGAGCCGTGTCCATGATAGCTGCATTGGACGCACACCAGGCACAGGAGCGGATACCGCCAACGCTGGCAGGGGAGCCGTCAAAGCCTCGGCCAATCGGATTCCACATATCCTCTAAGTTGGGGAGCATGATTCTGCAAAATGGGCACTCATGCATGAGTATCCTCCTGTGCTGCTTTCAATTCCATCTCCATACGTGCCATGTCCACTTTGCGTTCTTCCAATGCACGCTCCAAGTAATTGTTGATCTCGTGCAGGCGCTTATTCTCAGACTGCAATCGGCTGGCCTCTCCTGCGAGCATCGAGAGGAGGGACTGAATATCAATGGACTCAGCCATGTCCGTTCTGCCCCGCTTTCAGGATCTTGTCCAGGGTCGCACGTTTGATACGATACGACGCTCGCTCGTTGGCATGGGGCAACACCACGGCTTCCAATGCGCCTTGTTTCACCCAACGACGGACGGTTGTATCATCGCAACGCAATACTTTTGCGACCTCCGAGACTTTTAAAAGTTCACTCATGATGGTTTCTCCGTTTCTTTTATAAGCTGTCGTAACTGTGCAATCTCCTGATCTCGTACAGCTACAAGTGAGTTGAGGAAGTCGATCTGCTTGTCTTTCTCTTTTAGCTGCTCATGGGCCGCGTCTAACAATTGCGTAGAATTGGCTGCGATCTGCTTCCATGCAGCTAGGTCAATCGAGATCGCTTCATGGCTCCTTTGTACTTCCTCCAACTCTATTTGCAGAAACTTGCAGTGGGTCTCACTGGCAAGCCAGGCAGTCCAGGAATACGTTTCTTCGCTCATTTCACGCTCACTTTCATCGGACGCCACTGCTCCTGTGCAATCTGTGCACCATTGTCGTCGCGATGACAGGCGCATACACAGCCTTGACCGTTGGTCAGCAGCTTGACCATGTTGGGGGATGCCGCGTGTCGACGGGCAAGACACACCACGGCGTCGGCATGAGTACAGGGACAGGTGTTCCTGGATGGTATCGCCACGGGCACTATGGGGACAAGTGGTTTCGGTCTTGACATTATCTCTCCTTTGGGAGCGTTCCCTGATGCCGACACCCACAGGGATAGCTATAGACACAACGCCCTACCTGTTCTCTGCTCTCAATTGGTGTGTGGCAGTGTGGGCACGTCTTGCCCTCGGCCAACTCTGTCAAAAACGCCGCTGCTGCTGCTTCTTGCCTGGCTACTTCTACGTCAAGTTCTGCTGACGTTCGAAATGAGGCAGAAGCGCAGAGATGCGAGCAGCCTTGATTTTTGAAGCAAGGGAGCCGTTTCTCCTGCACTCTCACCGAATCGTAGGGAACGCCTGCTCTACAGGTATCGTTCTGGACGCCATTGAAGTGGCGGCACCAGTTGCCTATCTGGTCTCTGAGCGTGGGATAGTCTTTCATCATCTCCTCCGCTCCTAGAAGGGGTGATCAAGCATGTCTTGCGGCAATGCTTCATCCTCCTGCCCTGAGCGGCTGGTACAGGTGGCAACGACACCATCTACGAATGTGTAGAGGGTGCCTTGATAGGAGAAATTCACTTGTTTCCTCTTCTGCGCCTTATCCTTGCACTCACCGCATACCTTAACCACAGGGAAGCCTCTGTAATGACTCCCAGGAGCAACGAATGAACCGCCCTCTGAGGGTCCAAAGGGCTGCCATGACCACATAGCAGGCTGCTCCTTACACGCCTGACATCTCATAGTGTTTTGCCTTTCTGCTGGCATCGGGCCAGCGTCCCACTACTTTGCACCAGCAGCACGATTGCTCTGTTGCTTCTGTCTGGCCACATTCCATTCCGATGTCAAGGTCTGGATAAGCCCCTTTGCTTTCAGGAAATCCAGTTGCTGCACACCATCTGGGACATTGCGCCCTAGATTCTTGCACAACAGGCGTATAGCATCCATCTGTCCGCTATTGATTGGCTGGTCTGCAAGATTCGTGATCTCCGGTTGTGGAGCTGGCAACGCACGTATGTTCTGTGCAGCATCTACCACGCGTCTCTCTTGTGGCTGTCCATTGCTGGCAGTTTGTACAGTTGGGTGCTCTTGCGCCGAGATCGCTGCGAGCACTTCATCGGCACTGGCGATAGACTCAAGTGTCCCGTAGCCAGCGAACCCGAGCGCACGGCCAAGCGCCGATGTTTGTGCACACTCTACCGGGTTGGTCCCATCAGGGCTGTTCTTGGGTGCCGCAAACTTGATCTCAGCGTCTCCAATGTACTGCTTATCCTTGACGATGATCGTCACACTGAAGAAATGGCGCTCCCCAATGGAGTATCGCTCCTGTCCAATCATCGAGAATCCCTGGTCAGCGTTGCAGAGTCTGACACGCTCTGCAACATCGACATAGTCTTTTCCGCGAATGTTCACGGTCCGTACTGTTTGTGTCATGATTCTTTTCCTTTAACTTGGGGTTTCCATCAGGGTGATCAGCTCCGCCAGAGTCGTGGCATACTTCTGATGCTCCTGCTTCGTGAGCACCTGGTCGCATGCTTGCATCAGGGTATACAGGCGATCATCGCCCGTGTAGCCATCCTGGCGAAGTATCTTCTGGCCTTCCACCGTCCCGTTGGCGATCCCTGCCTCTGAGTCGCCTGTTTTGTCGTGCAGGCTATCAAGAACTTTTTGATACTTTGCTACGGTGGACGTAGCAGGTGGAGCACCCTGTGCGTCAATCAATGCCAGTTGATAGGCCACCGTCTGGGTGATATCGGCGGTGGGTGTAGCTACGCCTGGCGAGCCACACGCGGTAAGAAGGACGGCCAGGAAGCCGACCAGGACGAGAAGTTTTTTCATGATATCCCCCAGGCGGCAGAAACCGCCACTGTGCTACTATCCCTCACGTATCCATTCCGACTCGTCTGTCGGCGGCGCTAGCACGTCCTGACAACGTTGTGAGTCTGTGAGCCAGGCCATCAACGCTTTGCCCTCCGGCGTGTGTTTCTTGACCATATAGTGTCCATCCGTGCAATCCGTCGTCGTTATCCACACTTCGTCAGAAGGATCATACCGACCTTCGTTCAGATCGATCATCGTGATGTGGTTCACGTTGAAAACCTTGCTGCCAACTTTGAGAAACTGTTTCTCCATTTCAACTCCTTTGGGCGGAATCGAACCGCCCGTTCTACTGCTACCCTAGCAACTTATTGAAGTAGTTGAATACATCCTGATCTGGTACCTCGTTGGCAATCCCAACGAGCAACATATGTTTGTCCACCCGCGTCAACTCTCCACCATTTACCAACTTCCGCTCCAATTCATCACGATTGCTATAGTCGCTATCTCTTTCGTCATCGTGTGAGCGGAATTGTTTGAACGCCTGTAAGAGCACTTCACGGTCTTTGCTGGTCAATTCGTTCGTATTCATCTCGAATCTCCCCAGGCGGCAGAAACCGCCAGTGTTGCTACTTGTCCTACCTAATAGCTGAAATCTAAAATCTTGGTATCATCCTTATGCAGACTGATATAAAACTCCAACGACTGCTTATTGATGTGCCCGGAACTGCCAAGAAGGATATCGTGCTTCCGGCACATCGTCATGGTGATGCGCGAATACATCCCTGCTGCCACAAGCATCTTGCACGCTTGCTCTTTGGTAAGCCAGATATCTGGCCCGTATTCGTGTACCGTGGTTGCTAATTTCATCGTGAACTCTCCTCTTTCAATACTCTCAACTATATGTAGCATCTCGTCTTCTACCGACCACCTCATGATTTGGTGGCCTTCACCGTGGCCCAACGGTACAGCGACTTATACATTTTGTAGACTTCATTCGATAGACGCTTATCGAATGAGCGGAAGAGAACCGTTCCATCAGCGGTGATCGTGTACATGGCTATCTCTTCCTCCGCTCTTCTTTCAGCTTTCTGTCTACGAACTGTACCAACGTTTCCGTCTCTTGCAGGAGCTTATGGCTGTTGCGGTAGCAATCCATGCATCGGTCACTGCTCTGTACCTGGTCATCGGGACCAGGGAGTGTTGTGCGGGTGAAGTGCCCGCACGCGTACCATGTGGTGAGGGTGCCCATTACGACACCTCCACTTCTGCATGATTCCCACACAGGCCAGTCTTCACAACATCACCATCATCCTCATCCACCAGGATGACGACGGCATCGGTGTGTCTACCAAGTAGGCAGCATTTCAGGCACGACCATTGCTCACTCTCTTCGGACTCAGAAACAGGAATCAGTTCCATCATGCCACCTCCAATCCGCAGGGATTGAAGAACGTGATGTACTCACTTCGAGACATCACCATGTCAGGCCCAAACTGCTCGATCTTCCATGCCTCATACTTCGCGTCCTCGTCGATCTCTTCACGAACATATTCCTCGATGTGCAGTACCTCTTGCACCTGCTCAACCTGTTTCGCATGGTTGAATGCGCTCACATCTGAGATGTGGCTGTGCTCTTTGCAGCCAGCTCCACACGAACACTGATACGAGCAACGGTCATAATTCCAGATGACCACATAATAGCGGGTGGCCATCCGATTGCTTCTCACATACCAGATCACCGGATTGCCGTTGCGGTCAAACTTCTCAAAAATCGTTGGGAAGATAATCATGTTGTTAAAATCTACGGTTGCATCCAATAGTGCCTGCTTTGCTGATGGACTCAGCGTCTTTGTTGCTACTGCTGTACTCATTGCTTTTGCCCTTCCAATTGCTTGTAACGTCTCGTTTCATCTATACATATTATAGTCGAAACGCCACGTTTTGTCAAGCCTTTTCGAGGCAAAAACAGACCAATTCCGTGCTCTTTGGAAAACTCATCTCTTTGAAAGTTGTACACGTTTTTTAGGCTTTCGTCAACTGGTAGTTACTGTGTCGTTTTGTAATCAAAGTATCACGACTTCAATGGAATCTTAACTTTTCCTTTACCAAATCATCGTTTTTCTATGTTATACTGATGAGTGCGTTCCTTCTACTTATGGGAAAGGATGGACGTATGCAATCTTCTACACCGCGTAAGATCAGGTGTTCTATCTGTTCCTGTTACCTCTATTGTAGACGCGTCTTGGAGAGGTACCGTAGGGCTTGCTAAGTTGGGAACGCTGTGTTACAATGTCGGTATGAAGCTGTTTCCAATTGAAAGCATGAGGGAGCCTATGTCAGACGAGAAAGAATTAGTAGACTCGAAAGAAGCTGTTGAGTATCTGGCAAAACGATGGGGAAAAGAGTCCTATTCTCTGGGAGCGTTCCGATCACTACGCTTCCGTTACAATCTGAAACCTGCGCTGGCAACGCATAGCGCAACGTTCTGGCGCAAGAGTGATCTCGACAAAATACCAATGCCAGATAGGAGAAAGCAGAGAGGAAAGAAGAGAAAAGGGGAGAGACCTGGGGAAGAAGGGGCTCAAACTCATCGGTGGCACGCATCTCATTCAGCTCTGCAAGCGGTTTCGTGAGGGGCTTCCATGACGATTCTCTCCTGCTTTCAACCGAATACTATGCTTGTGCACGTCGTACAACTCAGGTGGCGGCGGTTTCTCGTCTGGCGCAAGGGCTGCCAGCAGATCGTAATCTTTTCTCAGCAACACGTACAACACACCAATGATCTGGCCAGCGATGCGACCGATCACTTTCATTTTGCCGCGATACTTGCCCGTTCTGGCGTCGTAGTCACACTTTCTCTCGACGAGTCTGTTATACAAGAGTTTCCAACTAGGATCGGAACGGATCGCACTGATGGCAATCAGATACATCGTTCGCTTAAGCAAGACATTGCCGCCTTTATCCAGAGTGATGCTATCGTAGGATGTCCCGGTCTGTGTAGCTTTGGGCGCCCACCCGAGATAGCCACGCAACTTGGCGCTACTTGTGAAGTTGGCAATGGAGCCTATGCCAGCCAGCAACACCGCGCCGTTAATCGGTCCGATGCCTGGGAAGCTGTTCAAGATTTGTCCTTCACGGGATGTTTCCAGAATGACAGCAATCTCATCTTCCAGGCGTCCGATATGGGCACAGAGCAAGCGCAGTTCTGCAATGAGCTGTTCTTGCTCAAGAAGCAAACTACTCCGACGGGCGTGGTCGGTCGTGCCGATAGTCGCTCTTGCCAGCTGCTGCAGGCTGGCAAGGTCGGCACGACTGGGCCTGGTGTGTTTGCGTGTTGCGCAGAGATCGTCAATGCTGGCACTGGCGCAGGCCTGCGGCGTTGGGAACTTCTCTCGAAGCTGCAGCGCGCTCTCACTGTTGGGGTCAGTGTAAACTTCTGTGAATTCTGGAAAGAGCTCGTCACAAATGGCGGTCAATTGGTTGCGTCGTTGCGTGCTCTCGTTCACCAACTCATACCGACGGTGCACATGGCCGCGCAAACAACTTGCAGCATCCGATGGTGCTTTGATCTGCCAGACACGATCTTTCTCATTCACTACTGGCGCATGCAGTTCAACCTGACTGTAGAGCATGGCTGCCAACGCTCTGGCATCGTGTTTATCTGTTTTGTTTTTGCCGTAACGTGTCTGTGCCAGGATGCGATAGGTCTTGACGCCGTGATCTTGCAAGAATTGCTCAAGCGCCTGGCCATAGTGTCCAGTACGCTCCAACAGGACGCACGTCTCAGTCGGGCGGCCATGTTCTTTGATGATTCCAAGCAAGCTCAAAAAGCCTGCTCGGGACTGTTCAATCTTGAAGGTTGGGCACAGGTGATAGTGGCCGTAGCGGGTAAGCAGCCGACGCGAAAGCAGGGCTGCAACGTGGTTGGATTTGCCAACATCGATACCGAAATAGAGTTTCATGTGTTTTTCCTGTCGTGTTGTGGAAGCACTACGGGGATGAACGGGGGCAAGCAATGCGCCTGTCAATGGTGGTCTTTCCGTATCCAACCACCGATAAGGACTAGCCATCCAGTACACGCATGAGGAGTGAGAGAGACCAGACCAACCAGTATAGAGACCTTGAGGCCAGACACCATACAGGTGTGCCATTGCCAGTGTTGCATCTAGCTCATGCAACACTGCGCATTGCTCATCCATAGCATAGCATGGGCTAGCCTAAAAGTCCATATTGTTGTGTTATTGATGAGGCTATACGCAAGAGAGGATGAATGACATGATCAAGTGGCTGATCAATTGGGTATGCGGGAAAACTATTTCCTGTCCAGAGCGTGGCAAGAGTGCCGAGGAAGATACGGACGGGACGATTATTTGTACGAATTGTGGCTATGTCGCAATTCCATAGTTAGCAAGAAAGGAGAGGATGTGTGTTTTTTCTTTGGAAGAGGTCACACATCCTGTGAAATGGCAATGAATACAAAACATTCCAACACTCCGGTATGGAGTATAACACATGCGGACAAGTTTGGCAATATGCGGACACCTGTCCACATCATGATGGTGGGAAGTGAGGCGGCGGCATGAGCAACCAGAGCATTATCGAACACAAAGCCAATATGTATTATGTGGAGTTCAGAGAAGATTACCTCGCGCTCTGCGGAGAGATCACGTATAAAAAACCAGGAAAGAAGCGTACCGCTGCCTCGCCTTATTGCGAATCCTTCGTACTCTCTATCATGGAACACTGGACCAATGATAAGCGAGGAAGAGGCGACGATCTCTTTGTCTTCATGAGCTATCAGCAATGGATCGATGAGATGTACGGCATGTATGGCCGTACCGTGGTGATTGATAGCCTGGAAGTCTTGATGGGGGAAGGGTTCCTTTCCCGCGAGCCCTATAAGATGTTCGGACGGGATACCTTCAAGTACCTGCTCAACTACCAACTCATTAATGAGCGGATACGAGCACTCCCGCAACGTGATCCACATGCGACCCGTCCAAAAATAAACGGGTCTAAAAGTGAATGCGACCCGTCCAAAAATAAACGGGTCTCCCATCCAAAAATAAACGGGTCGCATTCAAAAATGGATGTTGACCCGTCCAAAAGTAACTACAACATAGAATCTATCATAGATTCAACACAGATTCCTGTCATAGATTCGGCACAGAGTTATGGTGCTGCATTCGCAGCCACCACACCGCACACGCCTCTTCCAGAACAAAATGAAGATGTTACACAAGCAACAACCCCAACAGGGTCGGGTGCTACGGTCCCAGACGGGGGAAAGGAATACCATGCCATCAATCATCGTGATCGAGATGATCGCCCTGATTCTGTCTCTAGGGCTACTCGTTCTGTCCCTGATAGGGATACTTCTCAACGTCATTCACCAGGTGCTGCGGGAAATACGGGCCGAGCTCTGGCTGATGAACGCATGCAGCGAAGTACTGCGAGAAAGAGAACCTCGGCACCGATAAAGCCTGATCTCTTTGAGTCAGCGCCACGGGAAGTGCAGGCCGTGATCACTGAGTGGCGGGCGATCTTCAAGACGCCCGCACCGACCACCGCGAAACTGCTTGAGCATGCAACCTCACTTGCAGCTTTTCAGCCTGATCCTGGTGAGATTGCTGCATGCCGCTTGTGGATGTACCAGACGGACAGCAAAGGCTGGTATCGGACACATGGCATGCACCTGGGTGACGTGGCACGCGATTTTGAACGATTCCGCTCACTGGCGGCACAGCCTGCGGAAGATCCCGAGTACCACCATGGGAAGAAGAGAATCCACCTGTCCTCGTTCGATGATCCGAACTATGGGCAAGAGCAATTAAACAAAGAGTTCTATCCGGTCAAGCCTCTTGTGCAGAATCAGGAGGTGAGTTATGCAGCAACCACGTTCTAAGCCACGCCTGTTGGATCTCTTCTGCAAAGCTGGCGGGGCAGCAATGGGCTATCACCTGGCAGGTTACGCGGTCGTCGGTGTCGACGTGGAACCGCAACCGCATTTTCCCTTTCAGTTTATCCAGGCCGATGCATTGACGTTTCCGCTTGATGGATTCGATGTGATCCATGCATCGCCCGTTTGTAAGGCATACACGTACTGCAATCTTTCACCGAAGGGGAAATACCCGCGATTGATTGCTGCTGTACGGGAACGTTTACAGGCTAGCGGGAAACCATTCATCATTGAAAATGTCATGGGCGCAAAGAGCGACTTGAAAGCATCTTTGATGCTCTGCGCGTCTATGTTTGGGTTGCCTATGGAACGTGAGCGATTGTTTGAGATTGGCAATACCGATGTGTTCATCCCGCCACCAGGTCCATGCAATCATGCAATTGCGCATATCTCAGTCGTTGGTCATTCGGTCTGGGATAGCTGGTTACCAGGCACACCACGCAAAGACGGACGACCACGGCCTGATAGCGTGCCTGTGGAGATCGGACATGCCGCGATGGGGATTAGCTGGATGAGCAAGGAAGAGCTGGCCCAGGCCATACCGCCCGCTTATACTGAGTTCATCGGCAACCAGCTCAGAGCCACACTTTCGCAGATCGGAGCGGCGGCATGATGGAAAAACGAGTCACGAACAGATCTCACCTTCAGCTCGTCAAGCCCGGTGTCTTGCCACCACCAGCGACTGATCCGTCGGTGTGCCCATCCTGCAAGATGACGCTCTCGGAAGGGTGTCATGGATGGATGCGTGACTACAGCGTGCACTACAACCATACTGGGCATCATCGAAAGTTCGGCTACTGCGAAGTGCCCTGCCCAACCTGCTCGGGTCCGGTTGAGCACTTACGAGAGGCACAACGCAAGGCGGCAATGGTGACACGATTATTCGGCGCATCTCAGATACCGTGGGACGCGCGTAACTGGACATTTGACACGTTTCCAGTCGATGGTGATGCGCTGGCCAGACAGCAGGTACAACAGTTCACAAGGGGCATCCTGCTCTCCGATGAGCAGATGAAACGCGGGTTATGGCTCGGGGGCGCTGCTGGACGCGGCAAAACAGGGCTCGCGATTTGCGCGATGAAGGCGCTTATGAGCCGTGAACGCGCTACCTTGTTTGTAAGCACGATTGAACTGATGAACAAGTTGCGTGCATCATTTGGCAAGCAGAGCGAGATCACAGAGGACGAGTTGCTGAATGCCGTCACGCAGACCGATATCGTGGTTTTTGATGATATCGCAACCGAGCGGCCATCAGCCTATGTGTTAGAGCAGCTTTACTACATCGTGGAAAAGCGCCGTTCAAACGGTCTGTATTCCATCTTTACTAGCAATCTCAGCACGCCAGACCTGGAAAACTACTGGCGACCGGAAACGGTACAGGCAGGAGAGTTCTATCCTGGTCTACGGGTGGTGGAACGCATTCGAGAGTATTGTACTGGTGTGGCCGTGAGTGGCCGCAACCAGAGAGGGTAAGGAAGATATGAAGACGGTTACAGAGATTGATCGTAGCAAGACCTATAGCGGCCGGCCAGCTCCTGATGGATGGCATGTGGTTGAGCCCTGGGGCGATGGGCTCATGTGGGAGCGATTGGTAGGGCAGGCGATCACCGTGATTGAGGACATCACGGTCAAAGCCGATGGGCGCAAGTGGCTACATGTGAGTGTGGCGAAACCCAACCAGAAGATGCCGACCTGGGAAGATTTGCAGGTCGCACGCAAATTGTTTATTGGTGAGGACCGGGAATGCTATCAGGTGTTCCCAACGAAGGACCGTTATGTCAACCTCGGCAATACGCTGCATCTCTGGTGTTGCATGGATGCGCCTCTGGGTGTGCTCCCTCACTTTGAAGGGGTTGTAAATGGGAGAACGACGATTTAGAAAGGGAGTCATGAACCATGATTTCAGAAACGATTGAAAAGCCGCGTGTGCAGGGCAAAGGCAGGGGATTCGCGTCCATGACGCCTGAAGAGCGATTCCGGATTGCTCAGATGGGCGGGCGAGCTGCCCAACGCCTGGGCACCGCGCATCGTTTTACGTCTGAGGAAGCCAGGGAAGCTGGGCGCAAAGGGGGCGCAATCTCCCGACGTCGGTCAAAGTATCTCACATACGATGACGCTGGTCGAGCAATTGGTGTAGTAATGCGTTGATGAGTGGCGCGTATCCAACGGGGACCGCGCCTTAAAGCCAGTGAACTGGTTCTGGCTACACGAGTAACAGTGTACCATGAAAGGCAAAATTGATGAATTTCTCGAAGAACCGCGCACTTTCGTTAGCGATAGCGTTTGTGATCGCCTTTTTCCTCTACCCTGTTCTGCAGCGTTTCATCGCCATCCCCAGTTTCTGGGCGTTTGCGATTGTGGCGTTTGTGCTTGCGTTAGTCATGGGAGGGTAGTGTGATGAAGTGGATACACAACGATAAGGTCTCGCTCGGTTGGGCAATCTTTGTCGAGCTGGTCGTTCATTTGTTCTTCGCTGCGCAAGCGTTTTTGCTCGGTGGTTTCCTGGGTGAAATCGCCTTAGAGCATGCCGTCGGCAAAGTATGGGCAAATTGGATAGGGTCTATCTTCCTGGGGCTGATTATTGCAGGCGCATCCTTGCAGGCGTTTGTGTTGGGTGAATACATGAAGGAACATGTCGTCGCGTTCGAGACTACCGCAAAGGGCGATGGCAGTTACAAGCGCAGTTGGCACCAGATTCTCTTTATCGTCGGTGGTATGGAACTTTCAAGCCTCTTCTTTCGCTGCTTAGTGGTCTTGATCCAAGGCGACTGGCAACAGGCCATCGTCGTGTTGGTGCTCGGTCTGATCATGCTCTGGTATGCTTTCGCACAAGCAAAAGTCATCCATGCGTCGGTCAATAGGCCGGTTGAGTATGATGTGGATCGTGCACGCCAGCATGCAGGCCGCGATATCGTTCAACAGTCCGTGAAACTTATTCCAGGCATGACAGCAGAGCAAAAGAGGCGCTTCTACACTGGTGATCTCTCCTGTGTGGATGAGGCTGAATCGAGCAACTTACAACGCAAACAAGAAAAGCTTCAGCCCAAAGCAGAGCGCCGGAAGATCGAGAAGCAACGCCAGCAAGAGCAGGAACGCGATTTCCAGACGGCACAAGACTATACAAGCAAGCTGTTAGGTGGTACGCCTTTGCCGCCGAGGACACCCGACAATGCTTTTCTCCGCGCTTCCCTGATGCCACGGCAGGACGATCAGGGAAGCAACCAACGCGGCGCATAGAACCGCCAGCAGCGTCGGTACCGCGCTCAACAGAGCCTGCACAACCCTATCGGCCCTTGATCCGACCGATACAGATCATCCATAAACCAGTTGAACGGATAGAGAGAGTTGTAGAACGTCCCGTAGAATTCACAGGAAAGGACACAGGCCCGATTGAGAGTGTGGTCGTCATCACGACACCGCCACAACCGGACACACGATCCTACGACCCTGTAGCGCGTCCTACAAGCCCATCAGGAGAACGAGATGCATCACCCGTGGTACCACGGATTGAAAAAGAGCGAAGAGCTGATCATGAGCCAGAAGTCTACCCTCATCCTACACCTTGGCCGTCTGAACCGCCAGAGCCACGAGGCGTTCCTCCGACAACAGGAGCACCGACGGCAAAAGAGCCTGGAAAGAGCAGAGCGCCAGAGGAACAAAAAGACATTCCTGGACCGACTACGCAACCTGTTCGGAAGGATGATGTTCCACAACCGGAGGAAGTGAAACCTTCCGCAAAGTCGAAACCGGAAGAAAAAAGTTCCGATCCGGAAATAAAATCTTCCCCAAAGAAGCCAGCGGAACACACACCTTCCGGTGGAAAGGTGAAAGAGTACAACGGCCTGGGCAGACGGCACACGGATGACCAGATAGACGAAATCTTAGATGAGTACCTGGTGAGTGGCGACTTACCTACCTATGTGAGTGAGCGCCAACGTAGAGACTACCGGAAGCATAAGCGGCTTCCATTAAGGAGGATGTATCTTGAGCAAGCAGGTATCAACACCCTACTTGGCGCTAAGGACGACAGCGGTAACGTCCTTTCCCTGGCAGAGCAAAGAGCACAACGTAAGACAGGCACCCGCTAACGTCTTTGATGCCTGGATACGCCAATATGTTGAGAAGATTAGCAATGTGGATACTTCCGTGTGGGAGAAGTTCCATCGCTGGCAGATCATTAATACGGTGCTTGAAGCGGGATTGCTTACGATTGCGGAAGGCGAAAACGGAACCTTCAAGCTCCAAGAAACACGTAGCAGGGCAGAAAAATCTTCCCCGGCGGAAGAAAAAAGTTCCGTAGATATGCAAACGGAAGTCAAACCTTCCACTAGTGGAGCGGAACTACAGACTTCCGGGGATAGCACCGATACCATCAATGAGATCGTCAATGTGTTCCTGGGATGAGTAGAAACAGTTCGGAGACCGAGGAGAGTCAGCAGACCCCATGGCTAAAGCCAGGGGCTTGTAACTACCCTTACCCTTGCCGGTAGAGAGGAGAGTGTTACGTTGGGAAAACAGCAAGCTACTTTCCCGTTGGGCGGGCTGACATCGGGGAGCTACCCGTACGACGCACTGCAAGCAGTGGACTGGCCGCCTACACACAAGGGAGACACAAGCTCTACGTGCCAGGAAAGTTACCCCTCCTCATGCCGATATGTGCATGGTATCAGTCTACGGGATGTGGAGAACTCCACATGCGAAGCAGTTTCTCTTCAGAGAGAGGAGTGTCTTTCCGTGTGGGCTGATACTGTTTCTATTGTCCCATGGCTGTCTAGACTTTGGTTGAATAGTCACAAGCAGAGTACTCATAGGTTGAGTAGGCTCTGCCTTGCGGGGCAGCCATTTTATTCCTCCCCGTGGCTAAAGCCAGGGGTTTCCAAAAATGGAGCGCACTTATGAACATTTTTGAGCAGTGGCAGGAATTCTATGATTCGCTGCCCCACGACGAAAACAATGAGTATATTCTGACCGAAGAGCAAGAAGAGCAAGCAGGCTTGTTGACCGCTCAATTGCTGTATTCTGTCCCTGAAGAAGAGGAAAGGGTGTAGTTTTCTTATAGCGAGAACCGTGCGAAAGGCGGGAAAGTGACGTGCTATGTTAGGGAAACTCATTGCACAGAAGCGCCAGGAGGAAGGCAAGACGCTCAAGGCGCTAGCAAGTGAACTGAACATGTCGCCTCAGTATCTCCTTGACATTGAGCGTGGCAACAGGAAACCAAACCGAGATTACTTGCTTGAGATGATCGCCTGTGTATTACACATGAGTCAGGACTATGTCTACTATCTTGCGGGTAAGTTGCCTCCTGATATTCGAGAGGCAAACGCTAGCCCAGATGAGGTTATGACGATGTTCAAGAGCTTTCGTCAATTGCTACGAGAGAGGAAACTATGAGAATGACTAAGTATCAAGCGTACCATCATGCCATGCGTGAAATGGGGCACGTCTCGGCTATGGAGATGGACGAACAAGGCGTTTTCGCGGTGACGATCCGATTTGCCTCTACCATGCTTTACACTGACCTCTCTCAGGTGGCTCTCAGGGAGTACACCGGCCTGCACGATAAGAACGGCAAAGAGATCTACGACGGTGATATCGTGAAGATTGAAGAGGAGAATACGAGTGGGAGTCGACCAGGGGTCTATCCCGTCACGTGGGGGTACTTCAATGATTGTTGTGTGGAAGGGGAGACCTGGATACTTGGTGAATTCTGGCAACCGACCCTATGGGCAAATCATGAAGAGTGTGAAATCATCGGCAATATCTACGAGCACCCTGAGCTCATGAGGACTACAGGAGAGGTATGAGTATCAAACAGCGGATATTGCACTGGTTATACGATCAGTTGCATACGATCAGCGTGGCGAAAGAAGAGGCCGCAAGCTGGCGAGTCCTCCCTAAATGCCACCTCTGCTCAAAAGTCTTGTTAGTGGAGTGCACGTTCTGTATGCATTGCGGCGTGTCGCAGCTCCCGATTGAGCGACATACCACCGCATTGCTCCCAGTACCGAAACGGGCTCCACAGAAGACGCATTTCGTGAGTTTGTATGAGGACACAGAACCATGAGTGAGATAGAAACGACAGACCCAACTGAGCTCATTGTCGTCGAGTATATGGACGACAATACTATCGAGATTGGCATCATTGATGCCATAGGCGAGTGCTATGATAAGGATACCTATCTACCAACGAAAACATCAACCTCTATCACGGCAGAACAAGCACGCGCCTTGATTGTGGCACTAGAAGAGGCATTAAGAGGAAAAAGCCATGAGTGAGGAAGCTGAAAGAGTGCTTATTGAGCAGGAATATATCCAGTTGCATCGACACTTACAGACGATTGCGTACGCGGCGGCGCAGGCAAAGATCCAGGTGATAGGAGCCTATCTCGAACGATATCATCCAGGAGTTTCGTCTACAATCACCGTCGTAGATGAGAATGTGCTCTCTCTTACTCTCGTGTTTCCAGGGTTAGGGAAGCGAGCGTCACGACAACTCGCGCAAGAGCTAGCAGACTATCTACAACGCCTCCTAGAGAGTGGGAAGAAGTTGTTAGATGCACAGGTGAAGTCATGAATGAGCAAGTCGAGAGATTTGGTCGCTACACGCTTCCAGGCTTGCTTCCATCTGAGTATCAATTGGTAGTTGATCACCGTCATGAGCTAGCGATACTGCACAACGCGGAGCGTGACGTGGTAGAGGTCGTGACCTTTACCCACACAGAGTACTTGTTGTTCAAAACACTGCTTCTTCATGTGCCTTATCACTGTCCCTATGAATATCTCTACGCTGCCTACTACAATAAGGATGTGGAACAGTCACGACAGGAATTAGTAGAAGAATCGTATGGGAGCGAGGATTGGGATATCCTTATACGTCCAGTACGCAATCTGCTCAGTCGCGTTCGGATCAAGATGAAGGCCTTCGGTATTGTTCCTCGCAGTATGGTTGATACTGGCTATCTGCTCGTTCCCCTACGGGAACTGGCTCTCAAAGACGGAGAAAGAAGGTGAAGTAATGGAAACAGGAGGTGAGGACATGAGTCACTACGATGATTGAAAGCAAGGCCAGGATCTTCCTGGTGATCTTTCTGATCGGGATCTATATGTGGCTGACCCTGCTGGTCACGATTGCGGTCTATAACCGCTAGGAGGACTCGGTGAACTGGTTTGGACTCAAGGAGACACTTTCCAAGAGAGCGCAATGGAAACGTGACGTGATAGGTGTGGCGTGCATCCTTCCAGGCGGATACAGGTATAAGCAGGTGGAAGCGGCATGCAAACAAGCGGAGGTCACACCAGAGGATATCTCCGCCTGTCTTCTTGCGCAGGAAGACACGTTCACTCTCCAACGATTCTACGAAGCATTGCCAGGACGACTTGTGAGGATTGATGCATCTCGCCAACAAGATTAGCCTGATTATGGCCTGGATACTGTGCAGCATGGCGTGCCTACTCACAGGCTGGCTGTTGTGTGAATACGTTTTCACGCACTATGGCTGTGTACGGTAGACAGTTGCACATGATGAGCAGATGTGGTACAATGAGTGCAGAGCAGTAATCTTACCAACTCCAAGTTGCCAAACACGAGCACCGCATCACTCATCCCCGTCTCGATGCGGTGCTTTTCTTTTTGGGACTAGCATACGGCGCAACCACATGCTATACTTATTTCATCTCATATGGCAGAGGGGGATGTCTGTGAGCAAGATGACCACTGGTGAATTTCTTGCTATCAAGTTTCCTGGTATTCCTGAGTCCTGGCTGAAAAGAGTAAGCAGAAAGCTAGGATTGCTCAAAGAGGAGAATGGCGGAAACGTCGAGATGTGTACCAGATGGAGCAACGGTACACCTCAATGGACTGATTGGAAACAACGCGATATTTCGCACGATAAGTAGAACGTGACTGCACTAAATCGATAACGGCGTTCTGTTTCTCGAAAGAGGATCAGGGCGTCTTTTTTTCGTAGCAAAGCATAGGTTTGGAAGGGGTACTATGCGATGTCTCTTGAGAGTGATGAGCCAGACGTTGAGAGTGTCCGTCTGGCTCGGGCTGAGCTGGATCGCTGGTGTGAGCATGCGATTGCTGCTCTCTCGTGTGGCGAGCCGGTATGGAATACTGTATGCGCCCACATACCGGCCCGATTACAGAGACGCATCGGAAGAGCACTAAGCGGATGCACAACAGAATTCGATGTACGAATGGTTTTTACTTCGGTACAGGATACACAACTATGTTCCTGATCCTACTCCTTAGACGCCTATTCAAGCGAAAGATAAAATTATCTGACCAGGTCAGGAGAAAGTCGCGTGTGAGTTACCCCAAAGTGTTCTATAGACACGGATCTCGAACGATAAAAAATGTAGATAGAGTAAGAAAACATGATTGATATCACCGCGCACGATGCGCCTTGTACGTTTGTTCCTCACGGCGGCAAACGGTTCTACATATCCAGGCCAGATGCTTTGTTACTGATGTGCAAAGACTGCGGCGGCGCGGTTGCGGTGGTACTGCATGTATCAGTGAGCGAGACACGACTACCAGCAGTGAAGCAGTGCCTCTGTGGCAAACTCACGGCATTGCCGAAAGGATGACAGTATGAGCGGTAGACGAGCAAAAAACACTGGTGGTACAACCCGTGATGTCAATGCCGCCGTCCGTGCACAAGCAGCAATCAAGCTCTATATGGAGGGTGTGCAGTCCTGGGATGACATCGCTGCACAGGCAGGGTATGCATCACGTGGGGCCGCTCACAATGCAGTACAGCGAGAATTGGACCGATGTGTCACACGCAATGTACAGGAACTACGCGACAAACAGTACTACATGTTAGCGACATTGCAAGCGAGATGTTACAAGGCTGGCATCGATGAGAAGAATACCAATTGGACGTGGGCAGTGGACCGGTTCGTCACACTCTCGAAAAGGATTAGTGAGTTGATGGGATTGGATCAGGAGCGGGACGCGGCCAATGTCGCGAATCAAATAATTATAAGGGAAATTCCTCACCAGTATCTCGGGGAGGTAAAGAGTGAGTAAACTTGCTCTACAAGCTGGTTTATGCTATAATAAGCTCATAAATATTGTTGCGCTAGGCAGTGCTGCAAACACTCCTAGCCGGAAACATCTGAATTGGAGATGTCTCATGGACACTATACCTCAAGACAACACGCCCTGCAAACAATGTACCGTATGTGAGAATTCCTTCCCTGCAACCACTGATTTCTTTCATCGCTGCAAGAGCCAGAAAGATGGCCTAATGTACCGATGCAAAGCCTGTGTAAAAGCATACCAGAATAGTCCTGGTGTACGTGAGCACATACTGGATAAAAAAGCGGAGTATCGAAACCGTGCCGATATTAAAGAGCGAGAACGTGCTAGAGAAAAAGAATATAACGCCCGTCCAGATATAAAAGAGCGCAACCGTTTACGAGACAAGGAACGGCATACAACCCCAAAGCGGCAAGCTTGGACACAGGAATATAAGAGCCGTCCAGAGGTGCAAGAGCATAGACGAGATTATATGCAATCCTACCGACGAGATTATTATGGCCAGCCAGAGAACAAAGAGCATAAGCGTGAAACGGATTTAGCCTACTATCATACACCAGGAACACATGAGCGTGTACGTGAGCAGGCACGCGAATATAACAAGACCTACCTCAACCGCCCAAAGACGCGAGATCTTAGACGTGTCAATGCACGTAACCGACGCGCTCATAAACGTGCGGCTAATGGAACGCATACTGCACAGCAGATCCAAGAACAATATACGCGGCAAAAGGGCAAATGTTACTACTGTCAACATAAAGTCAAATGGGGTAAACATCATGTTGATCACGTTGTCCCTCTGAGTCGTGGTGGTTCCAATGACATGAGCAATCTGGTGATAGCCTGTGCACCATGCAATATGAGTAAGAATAGGAAACTCCCTAGTGAATGGCCTGAAGGGGGAAGGTTACTATGACATGAGCGAGCGCGAATTGACAGCAACAAAGCATAACGGCGACCTGGGACATAACACGATGGTCAGCTATGACCATTGCGACTATTTAAGTAATGATGGGGAGTACTTCTCTTTCGAAGAGGTGCTCCTCTCCGACAAGATGAGGTACTTCTCTCTCACTGCCAAGGAAGCTCTCTCGTTGCTCGCCTGGCTACAGCAAGAGCGTGAGAAGTTGAAACAGTTGGTAAAGGAGCAAGAGGGAGTATGAAATTATGTCTCATGACTCCAATATTGTTTTGTTTCTTGCGCGTAGCGTTGCCCTTCTTCGCGTTCCGATGTGGCAGCATCCCAGGCTGCAAGGATATCCTCTTTCGTTGCGCCGATTTCTTGCGCAACATCCATCATCAGCGTGAGCAGATACTCTCTCTGTTCTCTGTACTCCTGCCTATTGATGCCTGGATGGAAAAGGGGTGCGTGTTTATAATCGGTGCCGTGCAACAGAGTCTCCATCTCGTCAATGCAGAACTTCCCGAGCTTCCACAGCAGAAGAGTGATATCCTTCCCGTCCTGATTTATGGCGAATCGATGCGTGTTCTCCGGCCATTCCATCTCCTGACTCCTTTTTCTCAAGTATACCATAGAGGAGTGTTGACATGACCACACAAGCGCGTGAAGAGATCCTCATCAAAGCGCCCGAATTCCGTGGCGGCAATCTTGCCTTGGGTGCATGTCGTGATCTTGAGTGCTTGCTTGACGGTCCGGCTGGTACCGGCAAAACGTATGCCGCGTTATACAAGATCCATCTCCTACTTACCCTCTACCCCGGCGCTAAGGCCCTGGTTGCACGCAAGAGCAATACATCGCTTGCAGGTTCTGCCATTGCCACCTACCGAGAGATGTTAGATCCGAGGGAGGGCGTCAAGTACTTCGGTGGCAATAAGATCAGACCAGCCGCATTTGAATATCCCAACGGCTCGGTGATGATCGTCAATGGTCTGGACAAGCCCGATAAGGTGAAATCGTGGGAGTTCGATCTTGCTTACATTAATGAAGCTACTGAGTGTTCGATAGAGGATATAGAGTTTGTCCGTTCTCGTCTCAGGAATGGCAAGACTCCCTACCAGCAGCTCATCATGGACTGCAACCCTGATGCGCCCATGCACCCGCTCAATCTCAGGATGAATGCAGGCATCACCACACGCTTGATGAGCAGGCATGAAGATAACCCCAGATATTTTGACTCTGTTACACAAGCATGGACACCGGAGGGCGATCGCTATATTCATGAAGTGTTGGGAGGATTGACGGGCGTGCGATTGGCACGACTACGGTGGGGTATGTGGTCGGCTGCAGAGGGAACGGTCTACGAGGACAGTTGGGACCGCGCACGTAACGTCATAGATCGTTTCAATGTGCCAACCGAATGGCCGCGCTATCTCGCTATCGACTTCGGCTTTACCAACCCATTTGTGTGCTTGTGGGCAGCGATGGATGGAGATGGACGATTGTACATCTATCGCCAAATCTACATGACAAAGCGCCTGGTAGAAGACCACGCAAAGGATATCAGGCGCTTATCGCGTTGGGGTGAATCACAGGGCGGCGATCCGATACCGCGCCTGATTATTTGCGATCACGATGCTGAGGACCGTGCGACTCTCGAAAGACATCTAGGATTGCGCACGATCAAAGCACAGAAGAATGTGAGTGCAGGCATTCAAGCAGTGGCAAGTCGGTTCAAGGGAGCTGGTGACAACAAGCCGCGTGTGATGATCTTCAGGGACTGCTTAGTCGAGAGAGATAGAGATCTGGCAGCGCGCAAACTGCCAACCGAACTGATGGAAGAACCTGAAAGTTATGTGTGGAGGCAGCCAGGGAACGGGGTTGCGCACAAGGAAGAACCGGTAAAAGAGTCAGATCATGGGTTAGATAGTCTCAGGTACTTAATCGCACACTTTGATTTGATACCATCTACTGTCGGATATAGCAAGAGAATTTACTAGGAGAGAGTATGGCGATAGTCGAAGCAAGAAGGCCAGATGGCAGAGTAACGGAACTGGTGGAAGTGAATCTCACAAAAAGCGGATTGCTTCTCATGATAACGGATTGCGAGGCAAAGCAGGTGCTACTTCCTGTTGCCGCCTGGGAAGGCATCATCAAAGCGGTGGAAGAACTCATAGCTTCCGAGAAGCGGCAAGCACAAGCCTGGATGAAAGAACACAGAGACGAGAGCGTCTAGCAAGCGGATTTATAAGGAGTAAACATCATGGATGAAGCAGAACAGCAGAAACTTTTTCAGGAAACAGAAGCCTTGCGGATCCAGATCCGTGTGTGTATGCGGCAAGCACAGACGGTAGGAACGCACATTGCGCGGGGTGCCGGTGGACGTGAGGTTGCATTGGCGATCACCAAACTGCAAGAGGCAGAGTCCTGGGCAAAGTTGGCGATGGATGAACTGAGTCCATCGGATATTGCCGGATAAAGGAGCCACCATCATGGCGAAAAAAGCACATCCTGGCTTTCAACAAGCGGCCTCATCCATCGCGGCCAAGCAAGGCATCTCCAAAGGTGCGGCGTCCGCCATCCTGGCCAAGAGTGCGCGCAATGCATCACCCGCCGCCAAACGCGCCAACCCGCGTCTCAATCGCGTTCGTTCTCCCAAGAAGAAGGGATAGCCCATGACACAGACGATGGCACCCCCACAACAGCAAGCCACAGGTCAGCCCGTCTACGAGATCACTGAAGCGGACAAGAAGCGCGTGCAGGAGATCGCCGACACCTGGAAAGCCGTTGACGGGCTGCTTGATCCGCCACTCAAGAAGATGCCCGAGGGCACCGATCCTAATGTGATGAGCAACCGTTGTGAGCCGATTGTGGAACGTGGCATTGACTTCCTCTTTGGGCAGCCGGTTGGCATCTCCTGTGAGCAAGGCGCACCATCAGAGGCTCAAGACTTCCTTGAGCAGACGTGGGGCAAGAACGAAACACGTCTCCCGCTCCTGCAAGATCTCGCACACAATGGAGCGGTGGCGGGTCGCGCCTTCTTGCGCATCGTGCCCAATCAGGATGGAACAGACTTTCGTCTCGTCGTGGTTGATCCATCCACTGTCTACGTCCAGACGGCGCGACAGGACTGTGAAACCGTGTTACTGTACTGTATTGAGTACTCGGTCGTAGAGAAGGTCAACGGCAAACCTGCACAGGTGTACTACCGTGAAGAGATTGCGCGCATTGATCCCGATGGTAATGCATCGCAGGGCATGCCCGATGATGATGATACGTGGAGCATACAGCACTGGACGCGCGTCGGGGACCGTGGTCTGTGGACATCGGCAGGCGAGCCGATCCTGTGGCCCTATCCGTTTGCGCCGCTCTTCTCCTGCAAGAATCGGCCACGCCCCAATGATTTCTGGGGCAAGCCAGATATCACACAAGATCTGATCAACCTGAATAAGGCGCTCAATCTCTCACTCTCCTGCTCCAATGAGGTGCAAATTTTGTACGGGCAGCCGATCCTTTACGCTACTGGCATCGCGGAATCAGCCATCGATATCAAGCCTGGCCGTATTATCGGAATGCCGACATCTGATGGCAAGATCGTAGCGGTCGCGATTGCCTCTGACCTTGCCAACTCCCTGTCCTTTCAGGCCGATCTGCGTAGCGATATGGACGAACAGAGTGCGGTCCCCGCCGTGGCGCTTGGGCGACTCAAGGATATTGTGAAGGGACGTGTGTCCGGTATCACGATGGAGTTGATGTTTCAGCCATTATTGCAGAAAACAGAGAAGAAACGCTGCTTATATGGTGCGCTCCTCATCGAGGTGAGTAAAGCCTTGCTGGTGTTGGGCAAGTTCTCGCCTGATATCGAAGTCTCGCTCGAATGGCAAGATCCGCTGCCACATGACGACCTGGAAACGGTGAATGCGGTGCTCGCCAAGCAGAAATTAGGGGTAAGCAATGAGACACTGATTGCGGAAATGGGCTATGACGCTCAGATGGAGATGGACCGCGCGAACACGGAGGCGGCGCAAAAGATGAGAATCGCCATGATGCCACCTGCACAACCTGGACAGCCGACGCCTCCACCGACACAGAGTGGCAAGCCACCTATGGAGTCGCCATTTATGGTAAGGAGTTGAGGAAATGAAACGCGGTGATCTCATCTTATACAAAGCAAGCGGCGCGTGGCCTGATCGTCTCATAGCGAGCGCTACGCATGGTCCGTTTGTCCATTGCGCGATTGTCTACGACAGATTCCGGTGCCTGGCTGCAACACGAGTCGGTATCCGTTCCGATGCACTCCCAAAGGAAGACGAGAACCATGTGGTGATCGATATCAGCCCGATCTTCGACATTGAAACGGGGATAACCTGGGCAATGCAGCAAATCGGGAAAGAGTACGGGTGGACGGATATCCTCTACCAGGCGGTGAAGGTGCTTGCGCCCAACAATCCGTACCAATTCGGGCATCTCAATACCTGGGATTGTAGCGATTATGTGACGCGCTACCTTGATCATATCGGCTATGAGTTGCCTGATATGTTCTCGGACCCGTACACGATGACGCCTAATGACATCGCTCGCTTGTTTAAGTTGCTCCCACCACGCAAGGCAGGCGAAAGGAGTCATCTATGACAGCAGAACAACTAGCACAACTCTTTCATGAGACCTATGAGCGGTTAGCACCTCAATTCGGATACGAGACGCGCAAAGAGAGTGCAAAACCCTGGGCTGATGTGCCTGAACAGAACAAACAACTGATGATCGCTGTAGCAGGAGAACTACTACAGCATATGATCACCACGATTGAGCAAGCACTTGAATGGTGTGAGTTGTATGCGGCTACGGTCAAGTTCTTAGATGATGTGCATATCTACGTTGCTGGTGACTATCTAGGCCGAGGGAAGACCTTGATTGAGGCAGTAGATAAGGCAGCGTTAGAATTATATGCGCAAGCAAGTATGGATGAATGAAGGTGAGACGTCGGAGCGATCAGAAACAGTACATCTTGACAACCTGACAGATAAAGGATACACTTATGACAACAGAACCCTCATCCGGTACAGGCGCGACGCCCACGACCGGATCACCCGAGACGGGTACCACTTCAACTGGCGCGACGCCACCGAAGTTAGCGACCACGCTTGAGGAAGCGTTGGCGAGAATTGCGGAATTAGAACATTCGCACAAGAACGCCACAGAAGAGCGCGACCGACACCGCAAAAAGCTCACCAGCTATGAAGAGCAGGAGCGCAAAGCGCAAGAGGCTGCACTCTCTGAAGTCGACAAGGCGAATAAGGCACGCGAACAGGCAGAGCAACAGATCCAACAGTACAAAAAGCAGCTGGTTGACGCACGCGTTGAGCTAGCAGCAAAGGCCAGGGGGATTATTAACCCGTCCATTGCCGCCTCAGCCATACGTGAGCAACTGGAATATGGCGACGATGGGATGCCATCCAATCTTGAGAAAGCTCTCGATGATTTAATCAAGGCCAATCCCTATCTGATTGCCAAAGTCGAACCCGCTTCGCCTGCACAGACCTCGCCCACGCCGCACATTCCCGCGATGAACCCAGGACGCAGTTCCATTCAATCACCCGGTCAAACCCCGGGCAGAATACCATCCTGGAACGAGGTGTTTAAGCGCCCATAATTCGCCAGGGTGAAGATATCGATCATCTACAGTCGAGATGATAGAAGAGGGATCGATTTATGGCAGGAGCACAGGGGCTATTCTCGACGAATGCCTATACCCTGGCTGATTATGCCCTCAACAGCAATCAGCCGCTTGTACAGCGCGTCACCATGTCACTGATTGACTATGCGATCGTGCTGCAAGATGTCCCGTTAGTCAACAAAAAAACACTGATCCAGAACGGCACGCGCTTTGAGGGCAACCTGCCGACGGTGAACTGGACGCCGCTCAACTCTGAGGGTGTGACCACCAAAGGCACGCCGACTGCCTACCAGGAACAAGTTTTCACCTTCCGCAACTATATCGATGTGGATAAACTTCTGGTGGAGGACGAGAACCAGATCGTTGAGCCGCGTGCACTCCAAACACAAGCCTTTCTCAAAGCGGTGACCTATGATTTCAACTTCAGATTCTTCAACAACACCCATGCCGTTGAGCCCAACTCCATCGTCGGCATACGCTCTCGTATTGACAATGGCTCCGTCTTTGGTGTGCGTCCAGAAAACAAGATCAACGGAGGCGCTGCTGGCATCGCTCTCGATATGACCCAGGCCACCCTGGTCTCAACACCCTCATCTGGCAACAAGGTCATTGAGGTGCTTGAGCAGTTGTTATGGTCGGTCGATAGCCCCAATGGAAATGGCGTTGTTCTGTACATGAATGATAACGTGAAAAGACGTTTATCATTCATGTTGCGCGGGTTGGGCACGAGCGGCGGTCTGGATATCACACAAGACCAGTTCGGACGCACGATTGAGAAGTACAAAGGCGCGGTGATCCGTGATCCTGGCCTCAAGGCAGACCAGAGTACCCGTATCATCCTCGGCCCATCGGTCCCTTCCGTGGCGACACAGCTCTCTGAGGATATAAACGGGAACGACAACACCTCGGCCCAGGGCGCAGGGTCGAACTTCACCAGCATCTATGCCGTGAACTACGGAGAGGATCATTTCTTCGGTTGGCAGTTTGAGCCCATCAATGTGAAGGATCTTGGCCTGATCTATAACGGCGCGCTCTACCGCACCTTCATCGATTGGGCGGTAGGTGTCATGAACGTCTCTACCCGTTCGATTGGCCGTATCTACGGCATCAAGATCGCCTAATCGCCAGAAAGGGAACAACACATGCCTGCTGACTTGATGACAACGGTTCAGGCCAGTCGCTCACAAAATACCGTCACGACCTTTAGCGCTGGCACACCCTTTGTTTTGCCAGGAGGGACACCTCGGCGTGGGCTCAAATTGCATATTCTCGCGACGGTTGCCACCTCATCGACGACCAATACGGTGACGTGGAACCTTGCGGTGTCGTATGACGGCGGTTCCACCTTCAACACGGGGCTGTTCACCTCGTTGTCGTATCCGCTGACCACGACCAGCCTGCCACTTGAGGTGGCTATTCCATTTGACATCTCACCAACAAGCGTCGCCAATGGCACACAGATCCGCCTGGACTGCACGACCGCTGGCGCGGGTGTGCCAGCTGTGACCTATCAGGCAGATCTGGAATTGGCGCGCCCATAACCGCGTAGAAAGGAGTCTGAGATGACCGTAAGAAATACCATGGCCGCGCTTATCACGCGTGTGCGTCTCCTTTTGAACGATCCATCAGGCTCCTCGCAGATCTTTGCTGACCAGGACATTCAAGACGTGCTTGATGAGAGCCGCATCGACATCAAAAACGGCTCAATGGAGCCCAAACCGACGTTTAGCGGCGCGACCATCCAATACCTGGACTACTATACCGCACTCGGTGGGTGGGAAGACGACCTGATCATCAAACAATACCTGATCAACGTCGTCACGCCCTCACTCAGCGAGCCGATTGCAGGGCATTTCCAGTTTGCGGCCACGATGTTGCCACCCTTGTACATCTCGGGCAAGCTCTATGACGTGTATCGCGCGGCGGCGGACTTGCTAGAGCGATGGGCGGCGCGCGTTGTGCTCAACTATGACTTTTCGAGCGATGGACAATCATTCAAGCGGGGGCAGCAAGCCGATGCATTGCAGAAGTTGGCGACGACATATCGCCGCAAGCAGCGCGCCGGCAGCATCACCGTGGGACGCTCGGATCTGGCGGGCGCATCTCCACTGACGAATGTAGGGCTTGGGCCGACCGAGCTTGATTACCTTTCAAGCGGGCAATAAGGGAGAGAATCCATGCTGAGTGCTGCTGAAATCGCGAGCATGACCGCAACGGTCGCGGGGGCGCTCGATGTGTCCTTACCGCTCTCCCGTAAGACGGTAACCAGCGACGGCTACGGCCATAGCATCGAGACGTGGGGATCGGTGGGCAATGTGCAGGTGAATCTCATCAAGCCGAATGCGACGCAATTGCAAGTCTATGCGACCCTTATTGGTTCTCAGCGAGCAATGATGATCAGGGCGATGCAAACCACCGATATCCGTGAGAATGACCGTCTTGTGTACGACTCTCTCAACTGGCGTGTGCAGAATGTGCGGAATGCAGAGAGTTACACGGTGACCAAAGAGTACCTGATGACCACTATCGCATGAAAGGAAACGCTCATGACAAAAAGACTACGAGTAGGGATCGGAATCATAGCTCTCGCTCTCGCACTGGCTTTTAGCCCGATTAGCGCAGGGAGCTCACAGGGAACATCCCCATCCCATAGCGCCAGTCACTCGGTCGCTGTGGCTGCGCCAACTGGCTCGGACGGCACCGGGACCAGTAATAGCGCCGGGAACCCTGAGAGTGCTGGTCTTCCAGCGAGTGCCGGACACTAATCGTGGCAGGCTCTTTCAATCATTTCGATCTCATCGCGGCGCGTCTCACTCCGGCGTGTGCGGAGATTGCAGCTGAAACCGCCTGGCATGCTGTGTCCAACATTCAGCAGCATATTATTGCCAATGGGCAGGTGGATACTGGCGACATGCTCAACAGCGTGGCCGTAGCCGACGGCGATACGCCGACCACGAAGGATATCATCATCGGGATGGACTATTGGGTCTACCAAAACTATGGAACGCGCTATATGCCCGCTAGACCGTTTGTCGAACCTGGGATAGAGGACACGCGCGCGCAATTTGAGGCGGCGGGCGCCACCCTGGAGAAACGCATCACATGAGCGAAGTCGCAGCCGCATTCCAGTGGGTGGTGAGTACCATGCAGGCGGATAGTGCTTTGATGAGCGCATCAGTTGGAGGGGTATGGCAGGGTTTTGCAGATATAAATACGGCGGCACCGTATGCGCTGGTCGTGCATCAATCAGGAACGGATGTGTTGACGCTGCAGGCGGTGCGCCTCTGGGCCTCACTGCTTTTGCAACTCAAGGCCGTGGGACCGGCAAGTACGTACGGCGCGCTCGTGGTTATCGCTGATCGCATAGATTCACTTTTCAAGGATCGACGCAGCGTCGGACTTGCCAGCGGTGGGGGCGTCCTCTCCTGCTATCGGGACGGGGCGCTCTCCTATAGCGAACTGATTAACGGAGCTGCATGGGGACACCTGGGCGGCCTGTATCGCATAGATCTACAAGGGAGTTAGGACATGCCGTGGAATCCAGAAAGGTCAAGTATCAACCAACGGCTCCAATTCGGAGCTGAGAGCACGTCAAGCCTTGGCACGAACGTTGCAGCAACAAAGTTACTCCAATGTTTTGACGTTGTGCTTGGCCCGATGGCCGATGTCATGATGTATAGCCCGACGGGCCGCAAGTACCCCTCTTCGCAGATTGAGAACAGCGAATGGGTGGAGGGCACACTCGGCGGCACCCTGGACTACAACGGACTCATCTATGTGCTGACCTCCGCTTGTGGGAGCACAACGCCGACCGCACACGGGGCCTCCGCCACTGCGAAGGACTGGAACCTCACACCGCCTCTCACGGGCTCGGTAGTGCCGCAGACCTACACGATTGAACAGGGCGACGGCACGTTTGCGCACAAAGTGAACTATGGACTGATTACCGAGTTTGGCTATAAGGGCGATCGCAAGACGGGCATCAGCATCTCCGGCAAGGTGCTCGCACAGCAATTACAAAATGGCATCACGATGACCGGGAGTCCGACCGCCATCGCACTGGCACCGCTAGCGGGCAAGCACCTCAACTTCTATCTCGATTCCACTTCAGCAGCCCTGGGGACCACGCAGTTGCTCAAGGTCTTGAATGTCGATTATGGCTTTACTGGCATCTATGCTCCCTTCTTCCCAATGAATCGCGCATTCCTTGGTTGGGCGGCACATGTTGATCTCAATCCAGGCTGCACGATCAAGCTCCTCGTGGAGGCTGATACGGTCGGCATGACGGAATTGTCGTACCTGCAAACCGGACAAACGCAGTTCTTACGCGTGCAGGGGCAAGGGCTGATCATCGATAATTTGCAGACCGTCACGATTGCCGGAGGTGCCACAGGCGGGACCTTTACCCTCTCGTATAAGGGGCTGACCACGGCCCCGATTACCTATAGCGCTGCCTTGACTTCCGCGACGGTGAATACGGCCTTCCAGTTGCTCTCCACGGTTTTGACGAACTGTACCGTCACTGGCGGCGCAGGTGGCCCATACACCTTCACCTTCTCGGGCCCGTTGGCATCCGATATGTCACCGGTCGGAGCTACCAACGTCAGCTTATCGGGCGGCACACCGACCATTGCATCGGTGGCACAGGCCTACAACATCTTCCAACATGATATGGCCGTGAAGGTGAGCAAGCCGTCGCCATTTGCGGATAAGGACGGCGTGTTCGCAGAGGAATGGGAGTTCACCGTCGTGGAAGATCCGACCTGGGGCAAAGCACAGACCTTTCTGCTGACAAACTTACTCACAGCTCTTTAAGGAACACTATGCCAATCACACTACACAAGATTGCGAATAATACCGCGACGGTCACGATCAAATGGGGTGAGGACACCTCAACGATTGTGTACTACCCTGGGCGCGTCACCGAGGTCGTCTTTGCGCGATTGAATGCCTTTGCCTCGATGGACATGAGCACCATCGAAGCGGGTTTTTCCGACTATAACAAGATGCTGGCAAACCTGATCCAGTCCTGGGATCTCTACGAGGACGAGGACGAGCAGGTGATGTTCCCAATTGATCCTACTCGCTTCCCTGAACTGCCGGTGGGCTTCCGGGGCGAGATCTTGCAGGCCATCATGGGGGATCTACGCCCGGAAGGGATAGCGCCGCCGACGAGCTAATCGGCTTGCGGCGCTATCTCGCCACGCAGGGCAAGATGGGCACCCTGCCCGATTGGTACCAGCTCATCCAGGCGGCAAAGTATTTAAACGTCGCGCCGTGGGAACTGCTCGAACATTCGATCTATTGGGAAGAGCGGGCGCTCGATGCCATGACGGCGGAGGTAGAGGCACAGGAGTTTCTGGAAAGGATGCGGAAGTAATGCCAGTTGCCGCGAATCTCGTCGCACAAGTCAGCGTTCAGGGAGCCGCTAGCGCCGCCTCACAATTGGCGGCGGTCGGTGGTTCTGTGGATGCGACACGCAACAAGCTCGGGCTTTTAGCCGGGGGTGCGCTCGTTGCGGCAGGTGCGGCCCTGGTGGTCTTTGGTGCGAAATCGGCCCAGATGGCGGGCAACTTTCAGGCATCCATGACCCGCCTCGTGACCTCCGCTGGTGAACTCTCGAAAAACCTGCCAATGGTCAGCGCAGGCGTCCTCAAAATGAGCGTGGATACCGCCACCTCAACCGAGCAACTGGCGAAGGGCATGTATTTTGTGGAGAGTGCAGGCAATCGTGCAGGAGATGCACTCAAGGTATTAGGGGTAGCAGCCCGTGGCGCAAAGTCTGAGAACGCAGATCTGGACGTCGTAGCCAAAGCACTCACTACCACGATGACTGACTACCATATGCCCGTCTCGCAATCGGCTGCCGCGATGAATGGCCTGATCGTCACCGTGCAAAATGGCAAAACGACCCTTCAGGAGTTGTCTTCCAGCATGGGGGCTGTGCTCCCGATTGCTTCCGCTCTGCATATTTCGTTTCCCCAGGTTGCCGGTGCAATCGATACCATGACCAACGCGGGCATGACGAGTAGGCAGGCGGCGATGAACCTTGCCCATGTGCTTGTTGCCTTACAAGCCCCTTCAGGCGTTGCAGTGGACTCGATGCATGCCGTGGGACTCTCGGCACAGCAGGTAAAGGATGCACTGGTCAACAAGGGCCTGCCCCAGGCGTTGCAGATGATCGAAGATCATGTGGGCCAGAAATTTCCAGCAGGCAGTGTGGAGTACGAAACCGCCGTAAAGAACATCACCGGTGGTATCGTGGGCTTCAAACTTGCTGCCATGCTCACGGGGCCTGCACTCAAACAGACCGAGGACAACATCAACAAAGTCACCGCCGCCATGAAGAGCGGCAAAGACGGGGTGCTTGGCTGGACCGAGGTACAGGGTACGTTCAACTTCAAACTGGATCAGGCAAAAATGGCGGTCAATGCGCTCATGATCAGTCTTGGCACAGAACTGTTGCCGATCCTTGGCCGCTTGCTTGATACCCTCACACCCATGATCACCGGATTTATCACCTGGGAGCAGAAGACGCACACGGTCCAGAATGCCCTGCAGTCCCTGGTGAGTGGTATTTCCAACATCATCTCAGGCGGCGCGCGCCTGATTGACTTCTTCAAGAAGAATGAAATGGCAATGGACGCGCTTAAATCCGTGTTGGTAGCCTTTGCCATGGTGGTGACCCCTCTGGTTGTTGCAGCCCTGATCGGCATGGCGACGGCGGCATGGGCGGCTATTGTGCCGTTGCTCCCGTTCGTAGCGGCCATTGCGGTCCTCTCTCTGGCAATCTTTGGAATCATTGAAGTGATCAAGCATTGGGGTGGATGGATGGACTGGCTTTCGGGCAAGGCTGGTGATATGGCGATCAAGAGCGATATCGCGTTTCAAAAAATGAAGATCACGGCCATTCAGAATACGGAGGATCAACAAAAAGGCGTGCTCGCCAATCTCGAAAAAGAGCGCACAGGGGTGCAGGATAAGCTCAAGACGATGGCTGACGGGGCGGATAAGACCAGGCTCCAGATGAAACAGAACACTCTCAGCCGATCCATCGACCAGACCCAGGGAGCCATTGCACAATCTGAGAAAGAAAAGCAAGAACGACTCAAGAAGATCAAAGAACTGGCTGCACAGGATCTAGAGGCACGTAAGGGGTGGTATGATCGTGCAAATGACGCCTTCACCGCATGGGTGAATGAGCAGCAAGGTCGGCTCGGTCGCATGATTGGGAGTTGGATGTCCGCTCTGGGTACCTGGGTCAGGGGCAGTCTCAATTTTCTTGGGCAACTGATCGGTGGATGGATGAGTGGGCTTGGGACCTGGGTCCATAACTCGCTTTCCTGGATTGGGCAACTCAAAGATCAGGCTCTTTCGAAACTTGGTCAGATGAAAGATGGTGTCATTGGAAGCATTCAGCAAATGGGATCAGGTGCGGCCTCAGCCATACGTGGCTTTGTCAATGGAATCATCAGTGGATTAAACAAGGGCATTACAGGAGTTGAGAACTTCGTCAACCTCATGGGCAGCGGTATCGATTGGATCGCAGGGAAATTAGGCGCAGGATCGCCCGTCCCTCACTTTGGAATGGGCCGTATCCCCTCCTATGCATCAGGCACCGGTGGACACCCTGGCGGGCCTGCCATCGTTGGTGAAAAAGGGCCAGAACTGGTCGTACTGCCACGCGGCACCAGCGTGCTCTCACATGCGGACACCATGAACCTGCTCGGTGGTGGCGCGCTCCCTGGCTACGCGTCAGGGGTAGGCGATATCCTGGGCTCCATCGGATCGTGGATTACGGGCGCGGCATCATCCCTGATTGACGCGGTGATGCAAAAGTTCAATGCCGGGTTCAGTCTGCCGGGCGCGCTCTCCGGTGTAGCGTCGCACGCGGTCGATATGGTCAAAGGATGGGCGGTGTCCTTCCTCAATAAGATGCTGCCCGCCCCGGTTGCCAGCCCATCAGGAGTGACCGGATTTACAGGGGCCGCAGTCAGTGGCAACCTCGCCTCCTGGGTCCAGGCCGCGATCAGGTTAACAGGTGTCCCGATGTCCTGGCTCTCCGCGTTGGAAACCATTGCCATGTATGAGTCAGGCGGGAATCCAGGCGCTGTCAACCTGTGGGATAGCAACGCGGCTGCCGGTCATCCATCGGAAGGCCTCTTTCAGACGATTGGCCCGACCTTTGCCGCGTATGCGCTGGGCGGTCATACCGATATGCTCAATCCCATCGACAACGCGGCGGCGGCCATTCGCTATATTCAATCCCGCTATGGATCGGTCTTCAATGTGCCTGGCATTGTCGCGTTGGCGCGTGGCGGCGCGTATGTCGGCTACGGCAACGGGGGCATCATTAACGAAGAGATCCTGGGGATTGGTGCATCAGGGCGACGGTACCGATTTGGGGAGAGCGGGCGAGAAGTGGTCACGCCCATCTCGTCCTCGGGGACTCCCCAACCCATCATCTTGCAGATTGACGGGCGGCAGTTTGCGCGTCTCATCCTGCCGTCGGTCATGCACGAAATACGATCGGGGGTGAACGTGCATGGTCTATAGCGTCCAGGTGAGCGGGCAATCCGTGGTGGTGAAGAGCGGCACGCTCTCCGTCGATAGCAAGATCGGCAAGCGAGCACAGGCGAACTTCACCAGCTACGATGTGACGGGCAACACTCACTACCAGCAGTACCAACAGGTCCAGATCTACGATCAAAACAGTGCCCTGGCCTTCGCAGGCTTCATCGATCAACCACAAGAGCAGAAACCAGGGTTCAGTCCGACGTTGGAGACGCAAATCTCCTGCATGGATATGCAGTGGCTTGCGGTCAAGCGCCTGGTTGCGGCCTCCTACACGAATAAAACGGCTGGATATATTGCGCAAGATCTGCTCAACACGATTCTTGTGCAAGAAGGCGTCACGCTCGGGCAGATCTACGATGGCCTCACACCGAACACCACGCTCTATCCATCGGACACCCTCTATCCAGGCGGCAATGTCGGGCTCATCCCGTCGGCGGTCTTTGCCTATTGCACCGTTGCACAGGCCATGGACGAGCTGGTGAAAGCGGCCAGTGATGCAGGCGTCCCGTACTACTGGCAAATTGATCAGTATAAACAGCTCTGGTTTGTGCCCTACACGGCGGTGATTGGCCCGACGATTGATGGCACGACCATCGATGACGGCAGACTCTCCGGGACCGTGCCCCGTGTGGTACGCGCCAATCCGCTCTTTCGCAATACAGAGTACGTGACGGGCGGCGTGGCCCAGACCGTCACGCAGAACGAGACGCGCATCGGGGATAGCAATACGACCGCGTGGCCAATGGGGTATGCACTCAATTCACAGCCGACGATCACGGTCAACAGCGTTGCTAAGACGGTCGGCATCACTGGCGTCGATACGGGCAAAGATTTCTACTGGTCCAAGGGAGATCCTCTCATCACGCAGGATAGCGGTGCGGCAAAGCTGACGAGCAGTCAGACGCTGGCCGTCAGCTATATTGGGCAATATCCCAACACGGCGGTTGTGCAGAATAGCGCATTGGTCTCCTATCAGGCATCGCTTGATGGAACCTCGGGTGTGATAGAGGTTGCAGATCAGGATGCGGCACTCACCAACGCCGCCGATGCCTTCACGGAAGCCTCACAACGGCTTACACGTTACGGTGTGCAGGCCACACAATTCACCTTCTCTACCTTAGAAAGTGATTTTGCGGCAGGGCAGCTCATCACGGTCAACTACGCGCCGTTCGGATTCTCAAACCTGCAGATGATTGTCGAGGAGGTAAGCGCATCCGATACGCAAAATGGGCTCACCATCTGGTACACGATCACCGCCATAGCCGGTCCGTATGACATCGGGTGGACCGATTTCTTCAACAAGTTGCTCAGGAGTGTAGCGCCAGCAAACAGCATCAATGTCGGTGTCTCGCAATCGGTCAATGTCGCGGTCAATTTCACCGCCACGATCACCGCCGCGGGCACCCTCACGACGACTGCATTTACCTGCCCTGTGCCCGCAACGACGCTCTTTCCGAACACAACATTGTTTCCTTGCTAGTAGGAGGTAGGCATGACCGCGATACAAGTGACCGACGCAGGCGTGGGCCTGTTGCGAGACGGCGCAAAGGGCGCAACCAATCCGCAATTGCTCTATGTCGCAGTCGGGACATCGAACACGACACCCACTGCCGCCGATACGAAGCTCGGCAATGAGGTGTTCCGCAAAAAAACCACGTCCTACACCAATGGAGCATCGCCGGGCGAAGTGATAGCGGCACTGTACCTGACGCCGACCGATGCTGTGGGCGTCGACATTGAAGAGGTTGGTGTGTTCGGAGGGAGTACCGCGACGTCGCATGCCAATACGGGCGTGCTGCTTGCTCGTGGGTTGTACTCCCACAACCCAAAGACCGCTGTGGAGAGTCTCACGCTGCAAGTGGACCTGACTATCACGCACACCTAAAAGGAGGACCGCATGGCCTATACCATCTTTGGACCATTCGTGAACGGGAGTTCACCTGGAATCAGTAGCAGCTTTCTGAATCCCCTGGAAACGTTTGTCGCCAGCATCAATTCCGCCGCCACCGATGCCAATATCACCGCCGATGGCACGGGTATGGAGACGCTCAAGTGGCTCAAGGTGAACCCTACGGCGGTGGTACAGAATGGCAGTACCAGCGGCTCTATGACGCTGTACCACCCG